CGGGTCTCCGCCAAGCTGGGGATTTGCCTTTGCAAGCCCCGTCCAGGCCATGGCATCGCCGTATTCCTTGGCTGCCATGTCCATGAGGTTGCCGCCGGCGGTCGTCAACTGCTTTGCGCTCGAGTAGATCGAGCCAACATTCAACTGGACCCGCCCGACCGTCCGGTCAAGCTGAACCAGCAGTGGGATTTGCTGGGCGGCCGCCAGCTGGTTGCCGAGTCGCTGAACCTGCGCGGCGATCGGGTTGTTCGGCACGATGCCGCCGAGCGTCGTGATGTTGATCAGCGTGTTGTTTGCGGAGGCAATCAGGGTCTGGACCTCGGTACGGACCGCCGCGATCGGCTGTAGGACGCTGTTCAGGGTCGATTGCGCTGCGTTCGCGAAGCTCGAAACGGCCGAAACGGCCGTATTGGCGGTCGCTACCAGGCTCGACAGCGTTCCGTCGCCAATCAAGTCAGATAGCCCCGTCGCGGCGCTCATGTCGCCGTTGATCAAGTCGTCGATGCTCGCTTCACCTGTACCGGCGGTGGAAAGCGTCAGGTCCTCGACCACTTCGCACACGATCCTGTACGGAATCTTGTAGAAGCGCTGGAAATCGGGTTCAAACTCCCGGATGACGACCGCAAATTGCAACTCTGACCAGGACAGCACCATCGCAGCCCCGGCGGCGCGCATGGCAGTGAGTTGCCGCGCGCGCGCCAAGGCGTCCGGGCCCTCAATCCATCCCGTCCAAGAGATCGGACCAGTGAAGTCGCCCATGGCGTCAACAACCTTCGTTCCGCCGACCAGCCGATGGACCACAAGGGCCTGCTCGCCGCCAAAGGCGATCGACTCGGGGATTTCGTTCCTTTGGAAGGTGAAATCCCCGAGTTGAAGAACGACATCAGCCATTTGCTTATCTCAGTGCCGGTGGCCGAAGCGCCATGCCGGAGTCGAAGGTGGATGGCCCGGTCTGCGGCCGCGACAGCTCGCGTTGCTGGTGGAACGACGTCACTTCGGCAATCACACGGCTGTCGAGCTTGATGCTGGAGTTCACCTGGACCGTAGCTCCCTGTGACCCGCTCACCGGGTTGGCGCGAGCGAGACGGCGGTCGTTCTGATCGTCCGTACTGGGGCCAGTGATGTACGCCTTGGCGCTGCGATAGAGCCATCCAATGGGACCGCCATTCCCGAGCCCGTAGTTGGCGAATGGATTGAAAGGCGCGCCAGCCGTCTGCATTTTCTCGAGCATCGGCATGTTCTTCTGACCCCAGTCGTTCACGGATCGGAAGAATTCCGTTCCGGCATCCAGAATCTTGGTGACGTTCGGCAAGATGCCGCGCCCCATCTCGGTTTTCAGAGAATCCCAAGCAGCCAAGAAATCTGCCTCGGCTCCGCCCGCGGTCTTCTTGAACGCGTCGATCGTCCCTTGAACGCCCTTGGCGTTTTTCACCAGGCTCGCATCGCGAAGTGCCTGCGCCTGCTGGCTGGTGAAGTTGGCACCCATGTTGGAGGCTTGCCGGTTGGAGAGCAGATTGTTGACGAATCCGATCTTCTCGGAATCCGTCTTTGCGCCAGCCCGCTCGGCCGCAGCCGACGCGTACTTCATGAGCCAACCAGCGGGGTCCTCGCGGAGCATCTGTTCGTCCTTAATGTTCCTCAGGACAGTCGACTTGATTGTCTTTCCACCGACGCTACCGCTGGTGACCTCCCCTACTTCAGCCAGGCCGGCGTCCACCAATGCAGCCATAGTCTTTTTCGGCGTCCGACCGGCGATCAGGTTCTGATACAGGGACATCAATGCAGTACCGGTGCGCGCACCGCCCTGCTCCTGCATAAGCGTGGCCAGATTCATGATGCCCTGGTCGCTTAGTCCCTTGAATGCTGCGCCGCCTGTCTTCGCCAGTTGTTCGAGATCGCCGAAACCGGTTGCCCCGCCCGAGCCAGTCACCATCCGCTGGGCAAGATCGAGACCGCGCAGGAAGTCTTCCTTGCTATTGGTCAGCCCCCGCATGTCGTTGAAGCGCATGACGGAGCGCGCCGCGCCCTCATCAATCGCCCCAATCTTGCCCCCGAATAGCCCGCTATTCGCCGCATTTAGTGCGGCGATCGTCGGCGCGACCTGTTTGGCAACGTCCAGAGAGCCGAACATGCCGACCGACTCGCGGAGCGTTTCCATCAGCGCAGTGCTCGATGTTCCGAAGACCCTGGTTCCACGCGCGAACTTGTCCGCGTCCTTGTTGACCGCATCGCCCAGGTTCAAGGTCTTGAACCGCGTCTCGGCCGTTTGGTAATCCTTAGCCGAGTCGTAAAGCTGCTTGGTGACGTACGCGCCAGCCATTACCCCCGCCGCCGGGGCCAACATCCCACCCGGAATGCCCATGCCGATAGCGCCGACGCCGAAGCCGCCGGGCCCGACATGGACGTTGCCGCCGTGGCCACCAAAGCCCCCGCCACCGGCGCCCGCGCGGCCCGGATAGCGCGGGCGCATGGGCAGCGGCACAAAGCCACCGGGAGGCGGAAGGCCAGGCCGACCACCGCCAGGACCACGGCCGCCGAAGCCAGCGCCCATCGCGCCAATGGACGCAGAGCGCGAGGCCGCAACGCTGGCCGCGTGGACGGCGTTGATGTTCCGTGCGAGTTGGGTGGCCTCAAGATTGGCCTTTCCCATGTTCGTCGCCAGCGTCGCATTCGCGCGAGAGACGCTGCGGATGCCCACGGCGTGCTTCTCGATGGCCGACAGATGCCGGTTGACGTTGGCCGCCAGCACATCCACTTTGCGAAACTCGGTGGCGAGCTTCAGCAGCGCCGGGCCGATCATGTCGTGCAGGACCAGAGTGGCGCCGATCTTATATGCGTCGAACATGGTGACCTATACTTGTCATTCCGGAGCCAATTTCGACCCCATGCGAACCCTGAAATACCGAGTCCATGAGTGGATGGCGGACCACATTTCGTCCGTCCAGTACCCGCCGCCGCTGCCAGCCCAAGATGTCGAGGAAACCGACAAGATCAGGCTGGACCGGCGCGTGCGCCGCGTTTTCTGGACGTTGGCGGCGATCTGGGTGTTCGGGTCGCTCGGCGCCGGGGCGCTTTCCGCCCTATTTGAGCCCGCGCGCGCGCCAGTTCCGGCCAGCCAGCCAGGCGGCGACGCCCAAGGCAAACCGCGCCTTCATGTTCTCGGCGCCCCGGATAGCCGCTGGGCCTAGCACCGCACGGGGCGGGTTGTTGCCCTGCCCCAGCTCGTGCCAGAGCATCTTTTCGTCGGTTGACCCGACCACCGCTTCGTTTCCCGACACGGTCCGGCTGATGCTTCTTCGCATCTCGCCGGTCCGCTCCAGAGGCGCATTCAGCTTGTAGCCAAGCCGGCTCTTCTCTTTCTCGGTCTCATCCGTCAGCGGGTCCCATTTCGCAAAGGGACCGACTGCCGGCTGGTAGTGGCCGATCTCCGCTTTGGCAATCTTCTCGATCTCCGCGGCGCCCTGCTCGGTCATGTGGTGCGTGACGGCTGGGGCGGCGGCGGCCAACTTGGTCAGGTGATTGGCAAAATCGCTCAGGCTGCGGAAGTTCTTCATGGCCTCGGTGGATCCTTGAATGCGAGGGTGTTCCAGTCGAACTCGGCTCCCTCGTGCTCGCTCATGACTACCGCGGCGGCGAAGCGCATGTGCTCCGGCATGGCGAAGGCGACGTCGAAAGGGACGTTGTTCTTCACCAGCCAGAGCGCGCGGCGGAACTCCGCAGCCTGCGCTAGTTTTTTGCCGATTCGATCGAAGCCTTGGCTGCCGCCTCGTTGTACTTGTAGATGCCGGTCTGGAGGGCCGTGAAGCCGTCCTCGTCCAGGCGCTGGATCATCGCTTCAATCTCCAGCTTCGTCGTCGGCAGATTGACCGGCTCGCCGTCGATTGCCGTCAGCCACATCAGCGGCATACACATCGCGCGGTAGGCGCCGTTTTCGGCAGCTTCCGGGCCCATGGCCTCGGTCAGCCGGAACTGCGACAGCAGCGCCGGCTTCTTCATGGTCAGCGTCCGCCCCCGGGCGTCCTTCTCCTCGAAGGTGGCATTAGCTGCGGCGATGATCTGGGCGGAAGCCGTCGTGCCGGATTCGGTAATGGTGACTTTGGTCATAGCCTTTAGGAAACGACGCGACGGCGGGTCGCGGTAAAGCTGAGGGAGAGCGCAATCGACGCATCGCCGACCACGTCGCCGGCGTTCTCGAGCGTCAGCATCACGCCGTCGTAGCGAAACTGGGAGATCGCCCCGTTGGGTTCCTGGACCGTCTCGAAGATCTGCGCCGGAACCTCGGTCAGGCCGGAGTAGTAGTTGTCTTCGAGGGTGCCGAAGTAGCGGTCGATTTCGGGGCCATTGCGCTTTGCCTGGAGCGAGCCCGACCAGCCATCAAAGAAGCGCAGCGTTTCGGTGATGCCGTCGATCCGCTTCACCCGCTCGACGGTGGCGTCTTGCTTGCGGGTGAAGTTGGTGATCTTGGGAATTGACAGCGGGCCGGTGGACGTTTGCAGTACCAGCGTGACGTCGCGCCCGACGGAATAGCCATTTTGTGGCATGGATTTCTCCTGAAAGACGTGGGCCCGGCGCTATGCCGGGCGTCTCGTTGGTTACTGCGCGGTGGTCGACGACCGCACGACCGTGGCCTGCGAGCCCTCGACGTTGACCAGGAACTTCTCGATCACCGACAGGTAGATCACCTTCACGTCGGCCTGCATGTAGCCGAGCGCGACGCGGTTGATCGGGTTGTTGGCGGCATCGATCTGCACCGAGAACGCCGGGCCGCCATTGACGGCGCCGATCATCCCTTGCTGCTCCATCGAGGAGAGGACGCTCGAAAGGGTTGCCGACGCCTGCTGCCGCTTGGAGACCGACTGCAACTGGCCGACGTACTTGCCCATACCAGCATTGATCGTGCTGGCGATGTAGTTCGTCATCCGGGTGTAGTTGTCCCCGTAGGTCAGCGAGTTGGAACTCGTGTTGTGACCGATCCGGCAGCCGAAGTAGTTGCCGCCCGGCACCGGGTTCGTGATGACGTCGTAGCCGGCCTGGGCCAGCGCCTGCAGTTCAGCCGAGCTGTACGTCTGGTTGGCGTACGACTTCTGGGTGCCGACCACGCCGAAAAGCTGCTTGTTGAGGCTGCTTTGCTCAGGCGAGAGGTTGGCCAGGAGGCCCGCCACGAATCCCTGCGGCGAAATCAGGCGCGTCACGCCGTTGGCCGTGT